TCTCAAGGAAACGTTTTAGTTGGAGTAAAATCTTCTGAGAAAATTGGTATCATGGATACTGATGCTTTCTTTCAAGATGATAGCGATTGCGGTTTCAACGCATCGGGTACAACTACTTTCACTCAAAGAAGTGTAACGGTTGGTAAAATTAAAGTACAAGAGGCATTATGTCCAAAAGGATTAGAGTCTAAGTACTTACAAAAAGCATTATCTGCTGGTTCAATGTATGATTCAATCGCTTTTGCTGCTGATTATACTTCAAGAAAATCTGCTAAAATTGCTTCTCAATTAGAGACTGCAATTTGGAACGGAGATACTGGTTCAGCAAATGGTAACTTGAACAAGTTTGATGGCTTTATTAAATTAGTTGCTGCTGCTTCGGCTTCAGTAATTCACGCTAATGCTTCAGGATATTATGGTTCTCCATTGGCTGCCTCTGCTGGTATTACAAGTGGTGTAGTTGTTGCAGTTTTAGATGCAGTTTACAAGGCTATCCCAGCGCAAATCGTTGATAAGGATGACGTTGCTATTTTTGTAGGAAACGATGTATTCCGTACTTACACAATTGCATTAAAAAATTCAAATTTATTTAATTATACTTTTGATGGTCAAGCAACTGGAGAATTAACTTTGCCTGGAACTACTATCAAGGTTATCGCAGTTCAAGGATTGAACGGAACTTCTAAGATATACGCTGGTCGTGTTTCTAACTTGTTCATCGGTACTGACTTGTTAAACGAGGAGGAGCAATTCGAATTGTTACACGACCCTTATGCAATGAACATTAAGTTTATGGCAGCATTTAAGTTTGGTGTGCAATTTGCATTCCCTGATGAGATGGTTGATTTTATCCCAACTGCTTAATAATCTTACAAATAAGTTCGGGCAGATTGCTTGGTTGTGACTGCCTGAATTTTTAACACTTTAAAGAAAAATAATTATGGCTTGCGCTTTAACTCAAGGATATTCTTTAGATTGTCGTGACTCATTAGGTGGGATTACAGAGGTGTATTTTATTGAAAAAGGAAATGTTAGTGCTATTACCGTTGCTTCGGGTTCGGTATCTGCAATAACTAAAGTGGCTGGTAAAAGATTCTACAAATATGAATTAGTTCCAGGTACTGCTTCTTTGACTGAAAACATTAATGCTAATGTGCAAAATGGTACGGTTTTCTATGCTCAAGAACTATCGATAGTATTGAACAAATTACAAGTGTCAACAAGAAATGAAATTCTTTTATTGGCTCAAAATACGTTGTTATGTGTTGTAAAAGACAATAACGATAAAACCTGGTTTTTAGGTCGGGTACAAGGTGCAAATTTAACTGGTGGCAATGGTGCTACGGGTACGGCTCAAGGAGACCGCTCAGGATACACTTTGACTTTCTCCGCACAAGAGAAAGAATTAGCACCTACGGTAGCTGATGGTGTATTTACTGCATTGACTACTCCAGGCGCTTAAAGATAGTCGTTTGGTTGACGGGTAAGGGGGAGGCTGATGCTTCCCCTTTTTTTATATAAACAATTTTGTTAATGCTATTTATATTTGATGATACATTTAATCAAAGGTCAAGTTAATAAAATAATCTTAACATTAAGCGAAAAGGCAACTTTGACTTCGCCTAATTATCTATTCTATTTTAAGTCAAGGAATACAAACGAAACGGTTGCATTTGTGATTTTAAACAATGCGGATTTATCGACTTACCCTGAAAGATTCAACGCTTTTAATATAACGGTTAATTCCTATTTTACGGGTAAGTTACCTGGCGAATGGTCATATCAGATTTATGAGCAAGTTTCTAGTTCTAATTTAATACCATCGCAAGCTACTTCAATGGTTGAAAGCGGACAAGCGACATTAAATGATACAAGTCAATTCAGTTTTACAACTTATAGCAACCAAACAAACACTTACAAAGTAAGAGATATATGAGCAATCAATTAATGGTTTTAACTTTTGCGGAGGCAAGACAACCTGAATATCGGGAGAAGAAAGGCGAAGGAGAAGGTTACATTGAGTTCGGAAAAAAGAATGATTATCCTAACTACTTAGTCGATTTATACAATAAGTCTGCTAAGCATAATGCGATAATTAAAGGCAAGGTCAACTACATAACTGGGAATGGCTTCAAAATCAAAGAGGGTGTCGATCCTATTGGTGAACAATTCATCGCACAAGCCAACCGAGTGGAGTCGTTGACCGAAGTATTAAGAAAGGCATCTATTGACATTGAGTTATTTGGAGGCGCTTACTTGCAAATTATTTGGAGTGTAACGGGGGAAAATCTTGCTGAAGTTTATCACGTTGATTATACAAAGATTCGTACAAATGCTGATAATACTCAGTTTTGGTATTCAGAGAATTGGGAAGATAGAAAATATAAAAGAGAGGTATTTAACGGATTCAATTCTCAGTTAAGACAAGGCACTCAGATAATGTATTTAAAGGAGTATCGACCTAACTTAAATGCTTACGCATTACCAGGTTATTTCGGTGCTTTAAATTACGTTGAATCAGATATTGAAATATCTAAGCACGTTTTAGGAAATGCTCAAACGGGATTTAGTGCATCTAAATTAATTACCTTACCAAATGGCGAGCCATCGGATGACGAGAAGCGCCAAATTGAACGCAAGTTTACTGATAGGTTTACGGGTAGCGATGGAAAGAAGTTTATACTTTCATTTGTAAACGATGCTTCAAGAAAGCCAGTCATTGAGGATTTAGGAGCAAGTGATATTACTAAAGAAGATTTCGGTAATGTAGATAAAATGATTCAGCAGAACATCTTTGCTGGTCATCAAATTACTGCTCCTGATTTGTTTGGTATTTCAACTCCAGGTCAATTAGGAACTCGCCAACAAATGCGAGATTCTTATGAGATTTTTAAAAATACTTACGTAAATGATAAGCAAATATTTCTTGAGCAAGTATTCAGTTTACTTGCCAAATTACACGGTGCTAGTAGTGAACTCCAAATCGTACCAGTCGAGCCGATTGGCATAGAGTTTAGCGAGTCTATTATTTTACAAGTTGCTCCTAAGCAATGGATTCTTGAAAAGTTAGGTATTGATATGACTCAATATCAAGAAGCTGAAATAGTTGCTGAACAAGAACCGATTGGAGTCCAACAATCAAAAGTGCAATTTAGCGAAGATGAGGTTGTAAGTGTATTCGAAGAGTTTGGTGTTTCAAAAACAGACTATTCAATCTTTAAATCAAGAGAAGTATTTAGTCAAGTTCCCAATGAATTAGAGGAGGCTTTGCATTTAGAATTTGCAGAGCAAGCATTATCAGGATTAGAGGCTAACGTATTGGACTTAATCCAAAAGGATAAGCGAGTAACGGCTGAGGTTATTGCTGGAACTATCGGAGTGGACATTGATATTGTTAATCGTGTTTTAGATGGCTTAGAAAAGCGAGGTATTTTAGGTACTTTGGTTTCAAGAGGTATTGTTGAAAGGAAACTATCAAAGCCATTATCAGAATTAAATGCGCCTAAGCCAACAACCACAAGTTTTATGGTTCGGTATTCATACGAATGGAGAAGTGATATTCCAGCAAATGAACGTAATTCGGCAGACCATCCAAGTCGTGTATTCTGCGCTCGATTAATGCAATTAGATAGGCTATATTCAAGGGCAGAAATTGAAACTATTTCAGCAAGATTAGGATATAGTGTATTTGATAGGCGAGGTGGTTGGTGGACAAAACCAAACGGACAAGCTTCTCCAAGTTGCAGACATCGTTGGTTTGCTCAAACGGTAATTAAGAAAGGATAATATGAAGAATACATTATTTATAGGGGCAAACGCAATCAAGGAAAGAACGGCAGTTCATTCTAATATTGATGACAAGTTAATAATGCCTGAGATTAAAACGGCTCAGGATATGTATATCTTGCCAGCTTTGGGAACGGCTTTATACGTTAAACTTCAAACGGGTATTGAAAATACTACTTTGAGCAACGTTGAAACGTCTTTATTGAATGACTACGTAACCGATGCGCTTGTTTATTACGTATTATCTGAGTTACCCGTAGGCTTATCCTTTCAGTTTTATAACAAAGGATTAGTTCGCAAGACTTCGGATAATAGCGACCAACCTAATATGCAAGATTTAATTGATGTGGCTAATCGTTATCGTTCAAGAGCAGAGTTTTATAAGCAAAGAATGATTAAGTACTTGCAAGAGGTAAGCACAAGCAATTTATTCCCTGAGTATATTAATCCCGGTACTGGAATTGATACGATGTACCCTGAGAAAGATGGCTACCAATCAAGTATTTTCTTAGGCGATGAGAATAGTTTGTTTGGAATGAGTTATCCTCAACACGTTTTAAAGAGCAAAAAAAATTACAATAATTAATATGCCAAAAGCATTCTCAACCAAAAACATAAACAAACTAATTGTTTATTTAAAAACAAATGGCAATAAAACAACTGACATTAAATCAAACAATCAAGCTGATAAGGGATATTGCTCAAAGCCACGACCAAATTAATACGGTCTATTTTGGCGATGTATGGGAGTTTCTTTCTCAGCCTGATAATGTTTATCCATCAATGTTCTATTCGTTGACTGGAAGCCAAATAAACGGCAAAGAATTAAGTATGTCATTTAGTTTATTCTTTCTTGATAGGCAACTTCAAGATGAGACTAACGAAACGGAGGTTTTATCTGACCAATTACTAATATGCCAAGATATTATTTCAATGCTAAAGCATCCTAATTGGTCTTGGGAGATTGCTGAAGGAATTACCTTAGAATTTTTTACTGAAAACGAAAAGGATTATTTAGCTGGAGTCAAAGCCGATATTTCGCTTGTTTATCCAATGCTATCAAATCGTTGTCAAATACCAACCGACTTTACATATCCAAGTTAAGAAATGGCAAATAAGAAAATAAACCAATTAGTCTCAAAGACTGCAATTTTATCAACCGATATTTTCGGAATTGGCGATGCGACTACGGGGCAACTATTTAAGAAGACTATTGCTGAACTTCAAGCTGCGATTGGTGGAGCAGTAATTTCGGTAAACGGATTAGTTGGAACGGTTGTTTTGGACACGGATGACATTCAAGAACTTGCCACTCCAACAAATAAGTATTTTACGGATGCAAGGGCAAGAGGTGCTATTAGCTTAACGGTAACGGGTAACTCAGGTGCATCTACATATTCAAGCGGAACGGGTGTATTAAATGTACCTACTTACACGCTTGCTGGTCTTGGTGGAATTACTGCTGCATTCTTATCAGGCACTTCGGGGATTTCTTATAATTCAAGCACGGGTGTTATTTCGTATTCGGGTACGGTTTATACGGATGCTTCCATTCGTGCTTTGTTGAGTGGCTCAACGGGGATTACCTACAATAGTTCTACGGGTGCAATTTCTTATAGTGGCACGGTTTATACGGATTCTTCGGTTAGAGCATTAATTTCAATGACAACTACGGGAACGAGTGGCGCATCTACCTACAATAATACAACGGGAGTAATAAATGTCCCTGAATATACGCTTGCTGGATTAGGTGGTATCACGGCTTCATTTTTAAGTGGAGGCACGGGAATAACTTATAATTCAAGTACGGGTTCGATTAGTTACTCAGGTACGGTTTATACCGATGCAAGTATACGAGCATTGATAAGTGCAACGGGTAATATATCTTACAACTCAACTACGGGAGTTATTAGTACTTCATTAACTCAGTACACGGATGCTTTAGCAAGGGCATCGATAAGTCTTACGACAACAGGAACTTCGGGTGCTTCAACTTATAACTCAACTACTGGAGTTTTAAATATTCCTCAATACGCTGCGGCTTTAAGTGGAACTACTAATTATGTGGCTAAATTTACTTCAAGTACTGGTATTGGTAATAGTAATATTCAAGATAATGGTTCTATTATTACTTTAGGAATGAGTCAAATAACTATTGGGACAAGTGGCTCTCAATTTTTTATTTATCCAGCGTTTTCTGCAAATTTAAACTTACTCCAAAATTATAATGGTTCTGCATATACAACAGAAGAGCATAGAGCATCTGATTATAATTTTAAAATAGGAACTACTTCGGCACTTACAATTACAACTACTGGTAAAGCTACGTTTTCGGCTGATATGTTAGTAACAGCTGATATTACTTCAAATTATGGGATTGCAGCAGCCAAAAATGGTTCAAATACACAAGGTAGTGGTCCTTATTTTTTACTTTCAAATGCAGCATATAATCAATTATGGTATCAACAATTAAATGCTTCAAATTATATAGATTATTGGTATAATGGTTCAGTTAAGATGACTATCGCAACAAATGGTAAAGTAGGAATCGGATTTACTGGACCAAATTATTCATTATCAGTTAGTGGTTCAATGTGTGCTGGTTATGTACTTATAGGAGATAACACAAATTCTAATAATTCAACAATAGAAGCAATAAATAGTCCTGGGGGAACGGTTTATGGCCCTTTACATATACAATTTTATTCGGGTAGTTATTTAAGTGTTTGTAATGGTGGAGGCAATTTATTGGTGGGAGGTACAACCAACAACGGGGAAAAATTATATGTAATGGGTTCTATTAGAGCAACGGGTTCAATTACTGCAAACTCCGATATTAGCTTAAAGAAAAACCTTTTAAAGATTGAAAATGCTTTAAAAAAAGTAGAGCAAATTAACGGATATACTTACGAATTTAAAGAGGATGATTCAAAGCGTCACGCTGGAGTAATTGCTCAAGAAATTCAAACGGTTCTTCCTGAGATTGTAAACAAAGGCAACGATGGTATTCTTGGAGTTGAATACGGAAACATATCGGCTTTATTAATTGAAGCTATTAAAGAACAACAAACACAAATCAATGAGTTAAAAGCATTATTGAATAAATAGATGCCATTACAAGGAAGTGGCGAAATGTCTTTTGCCGATGTCTACAATGAAATGACGGGGGAATCTTTAGCGAATCCTCCTATTTCTATTACATTGGCTGAACTTGGACAACTTCAAAACTCAAGTGGTCAGACAATTCCTTTAAATCAATATTATACTCCAAGACCTGATGGTAGTCTTCCAACGGTATTTCCGACTGAATGGTATTTATATTGTCAACGATGTAACCAGCCTAATCCATATTTAACAATAAGCAAATCAGGTGCAACAGCTGGAAATCTAAATCAGCAATTTTCCTATTTTTTGACTATTACAAATAACGGAACTACGGCAACGACTGCGCCAATACAAATATCTGATTATCTACAAGAGGGTTTAGTTTATATAACTTACGGAGGCG